TCCCCTTTTTTCCCTGTACACTTGACCATCTTCACAAAACATGGTTAACATCATACACATGAAAATTGCACAGCAAGCCATAAACGACATCAAATACAAGATCGAGTCAGCCGGTTATCGGATGTCGGACTTGTGCCGAGTCGCAGAGATTGATCAGGCGCAGCTCTCGCGCTGGGTTAACGGTCAGACAGAGCCACTTTACAGCACCGTCATACGCTTGGAAGAGGCCGCCAATGCGCTCATTTCAGCGCGTTTGCAGGTGCTCAACAAAGCCATGGAGGATGCCGTCAAATGATTCACTATCACGGCACTCCAATCAGTCCCATCAAAGCAATTCAAACAATGGCAGGGAAAAACTTTTGTATTTCCTACGCCAGACCTGATGATTTGCAAAGATGTTTACAGATTGGACAATCCTTGATGCTGGACAACGGCGCATTTAGTGCCAAAACAAGAGGATTGGAATTCAACTTAACTGGCTTTTATAAGTGGGTTGAGCCTTTGCTGGCGCATCCTCATTGGGCGGTTGTTCCTGATGTAATTGATGGGACTGTCGAACAACAAAAAGAGATGGTTAAAACTTGGTGTTTCCGTAAAGAATTTGGAATTCCTGTATGGCATTTAGGCTTGCCAATTTCATATTTGCTAGAGTTATGTGACCAATGGGGGCGGGTGTGCTTTGGGTCAGCAGGGGAATATTGGCAGATTGGCACTACAAAATGGTGCGGCAGGATGGATGAGGCATTTAATGCACTGGTTAAAACCTATGGAAGACAAATACCTTGGGTACATGGCATGAGGATGTTGGGACAAACAGGATACCCATTAGCAAGTGCAGACTCTACAAATGTTGCTTTACACCATGCAGAACATATCGAATGTGCTGGCTGTATGGCAAAAAGAATTGATGCAAGAAACCCCCTAGCTTTGTGGGAAGAAAAACCATTACAGGAGAAGTTAATATGATTTATGCATTCATTTACATTGCCGCATTGGTTGCCGCAAATCTGTTGGTTGCTTGGCTAGGAGTCTGGTTTAGTCTTGTCAATGCCTTTGTCTTGATTGGATTAGATTTGTCATTGCGTGACAAGTTGCATGATCTTTGGGAAGGTGACAAGTTAGCCATAAAGATGGGTGGCTTGATTGCAACTGCCAGCATCATTTCTTATGCCATCAATCCAGCAACAGGAATGATTGCCTTTGCATCTTTGGCGGCATTCAGCTTGTCAATGGTTGCTGATTCATTAGCCTATCAATATCTCAAAGGTAAAGATTGGATGATTCGGGTCAATGGATCAAATACCGCTGGCGCATTGGTTGACTCTATTGTTTTTCCAACGATTGCCTTTGGCGGTCTAATGCTAGAAATTGTTGCATTGCAATTCATTGCAAAAGTTGGCGGTGGATACATTTGGTCAAAATTATTGGTGAAATTTAAATGAGAATTATCGGAATCGATCCTGGTCTGTCTGGCGCTGTGGCCGTCATCTCGCCCGAAAGCCTGAAGATATTCGATATGCCGACTATGACGGTGGAGCGCAACGGCAAAGCCAAGCGGCAGGTCAGCGCCAGCGAGCTGGCCGAGCTGCTGTACCTGTACTCTGGCAAAGACTGTCATGTCTACTGCGAGCGCGTGTCAGCAATGGCTGGCCAGGGCGTGACAAGCGTCTTCAGCTTTGGGCGCAGCTTTGGCATGATCGAGGGCATTCTGGCCGCGTTCAAACTGCCAGTGACATATGTCGCACCGGCCACTTGGGTGAAGGCCGTTGGCCGTGGACAGGGCAAGGATGCCAGCCGCGCAAGAGCCATGGAACTTTTTCCAAGCAATCAGGCCGACTTCAAGCGCGTCAAGGATGACGGCAGATCGGACGCTGCCTTGATCGCATATTGGGGCAAGCATCATGGCTGACCCATTCAAGATCATTGAGCCGACCTGTATCAGCTTCAGCGGTGGCCGCACCAGCGCGTATATGCTGTGGCGTGTACTGCAATCAAATAACGGCCTGCCTGATGAGGCCATCGTTTGCTTTGCAAATACTGGCAAAGAAGACGAGGCCACATTGCGCTTTGTACAGGATTGCTCTGAGCAGTGGAATGTTGAGATTCATTGGGTGGAGTTTCGTGATGCTGATCCAGCCTTTGAGCGTGTGACATTTGAAACCGCCAGCAGAGATGGTGAGCCATTTGAGGCGCTGATTAAAAAGCGCAATTACTTGCCAAATCCAGTAACAAGATTTTGTACTGCTGAGTTAAAGATTCGCACCATCCACAAATATCTGAAATCACTTGGTTGGGATCACAACGAGAAAATGGATTGGATCGGAATGCGTGCAGATGAACAAAGACGCGCCGCCAAGATCGAAGATAAGTCACGCATCCCTTTAGTTTCAGCTGGAGTGACAAAAGAAACAGTTGGTGAGTTTTGGCGCAATCAGTTATTTGATCTGCAATTGCCAAACATCAATGGCGTGACATATCACGGCAATTGCGATTTATGCTTCTTAAAAGGCGGTGCTCAAGTGTTATCTCTAATTGCGGAAAAGCCAGAGCGTGGTATTTGGTGGGCAAAAATGGAGGCATTGGCATTGGCATTGGCATCCAAGCCAAGCGGTGCGGTGTTCCGTTCCGACCGTCCGTCATACGCATCAATGATTCAATTTGCTGCTGATCAGACAGATATGTTTGGACCAGATGACGAATCAATTGCTTGCTTCTGCGGAGACTGACCATGCAAGATAAAGAAAGACAAGTTATGCGCGAGCACATCATCTGGTTGGGCACTCAGTTGGAGTTGCAACGCAAAGCAAATCAGGACAAGGTGGTGCTACTCAAACGCATCCTAGACCCCGAAGACCTTGGACACGCTGTCAGCCATGAGGTAAGGCAGTTGGCGTACCAAGTCATCATCAATGACCATCATTTGGAAAGAGACACATGGCAATCAAACAAAGAAGACTAAGACCCTCGGCATCATCACGGTGGATAGCGTGTCCAGGCTCGGTGAAGCTCTGCGCTCAAGTACCGCAACGCCCATCAGGTGAAGCCGCACAGCTTGGCACTGCCATTCACGCGCTGGCCGAGACTTGCTATCAGTTGGACACCGATCCCATGAAATTCATTGGCGAGGAGATTGAAGGCGTGATCTTGGACGCTGACGATTGTCAGATGGCACTCGACTACCTCACCGAGATTTGGAATATCGAAGGGCTGACAGAGCGCATGAATGTCGAGCACCCAGTCAAGTATCAGTCTGCTGAATACATCCAAGTGGGCGGCACTGCTGATGTCGTGGGTTACTCCATGCAGTCAGGCAAGGTCTATGTCACTGATCTCAAGACTGGCAAGGGCTATGTGTCAGAGGACTCAACACAGCTCAAGATTTACGCGCTTGCGTACACGCAGGGCATGGGGCGCGATTGGATCAAAGAATTCCATCTCACGATTGTGCAACCGCACTCAGGCGAGCCGCGCACTCTTGTGATGCCAGCAGCAGAGTTGTGGGAGTGGGAAGAGAAGATACTGCGTCCCGCGATGATCGCCACACAGCTCGATGAACCGCCACTCTATATGTCGGAGTCAGCCTGCCAGTGGTGTGACGCGAAGACCATTTGCCCAAAGCAGAAACAGCAATTTGATGTCGTGGCCACACAGACAGACATCACCGCGATGAACAAAGATGAGATCGCGGAGGTGATGAAGACACTCACTCCGGATCAGATCAGCGCCATTCTGGACAAAGCACCGATGGTTGAGAAATTCATCAAGGCGGTGGAAGAGCACGCAATGCAAGCCATGGAAAAGGATGGCATGGTGTTGCAAGGCTGGCAGCTCGCACCGAAACGCCCAACGCGCAAATGGTTGGATGGCGACAAGGCCGCTGACAAGTTGGCCGAGTTGGGACTTACCCGAACTCAGATTTTCGATACGACACTAATTTCTCCTGCGGCAGCGGAAAAGCTACTGCCAAAGGAACAAAGAGTTATCTTGGACGAGTTATCGGTCAAGGTATCAAGTGGACTCACACTTGCGAGAGATCGCGGGTTGAGTCAATAATGCAACCCCTGAAACTTTGAAAGCGAAACGCAAAATGCTAAACCTCTCTTCTGCTGGCGGCTCTGGAAACTACATCCGCTTTTCTCCACAAGCAAACGCTTGGACAAACAATCTCGGTGAAGAAATCCAACTCAAGAAAGTTGTGTTCGACATCAATGATGTGCAAACAGGTTGGCTGGCACTCGGTGTCGGACTGCGCGATTGGCAAGCCGATGCAACGCTTGGCAAGAAAGGAGCACAGCCGTCCCCCGACCACAAGCGCGGATTCATCGTCAAGTTTTACAACAAGGAAATCGGTTTGGTGGAATGGTCATCGAATGGCGTAGGTCCGAACATGGGGCTTGAGGTCATGTACACCGCCTGCGCTGCACAGCAAGCCGCCAATGTGGGTAAGTTGCCTGTGCTGGAGTACACCGGCAGCAAACTGGAAAAGATCGGCAAGGGCACGACACGCATCCCAGCGTTCAACATCATCAGTTGGATTGATCGTCCCGCTGGCATGGACTCTGAAGGTGCTGATCACTCAGCGCCATTCAGCGCACCGGCTGCTGCACCAGTTGCAGCGCCAGCGAAGTCAGTGATGGCCGCAGCCGTGGCTGATGACGAAATGTTTTAACTGATTGGCTTTAAGCACCGCTGGCTAACCCCAGCGGTTTTTTTTCCTCTAAAAAAATGGCAGCTAAATGCAAGCAGAACAAATAGCCAAGCAGCTCGGCAACGCGAAGAAAGCAAACGGTCAATGGGTGGCTAGTTGCCCTGTTCCGAGTCACGGCAAAGGCAACGGCGACAAGAATCCAAGTCTCAGCATCGACATCAATGATGAGGGCAAGCCCTTATTCCACTGTCATGGTGGTTGCTCACAAGAGGATGTCTTTCACACCATCAGAGCACTCAATCTGCTTCCCGAACTCTTGGACAAGCCTGACCCACTCGCCAACATCAGACCCATTCCGCGCAACATACTGGAACAAGAGTGGGCGTATCAGGATGAGGACAGACAGACAGTGTTTGTCAAGCAGCGGTACAAGATAGGGGAGTCTGGAAAGACTTATAGACTCTACAAAGTTGATAGTGATGGCAGACGCTCCACAACGCTTGGAGACGCACGCATCGTGCCGTACAACTTGCCTGCACTCTTAGACGCGAAGACAGCGGGGCGCAATGTCTTCTTGGTAGAGGGCGAGAAGGCAGCGGATGCGATCAAGTCAATCGGCATGATCGCCACCACCGCGCACACTGGCGCCGGATCATGGCCAGCCGCCATCACCGAATACTTTGCCGGAGCGCAAGTCATCATCGTGCCGGACAACGATGTGGCGGGTTGGGGTTATGCATATAAGGCTGCCGAGGCAATCTTGCCCATCGTCAAGTCACTGAAGGTAGTTGACCTCGGACTGCAAGGCCAAGGTGACGATGCCTTTGAATTCATTGAGGCGGGTGGCGGTAGAGCCGAGCTGGTGGCGCTGGTCAAGGCAGCGGCAGCCATCACATCGCTGGATCAGTTAACGATGCCCGAACGATTGAATCCGATCACCAGTGCAGCAACACAGTTGCCGCAGACACCGCAAGCACCGTCAGAGTTTGACATTGCAAAGGAATTCGAGTCAGAACCACCAGCACCACCAAAGCCGTCAAAGCAAATACAGATCGAGCATTGGGACAGCATCCAAGACGAGCCGGTGAAGTGGTTGATTGATGGCGTGTTGCCGGTTGGCGCATTCAGTGCGCTCTATGGACCGCCAGGCTCATTCAAGTCGTTCATTGCCTTGGACATTGCACACGCCATCGCCACAGGAACGCCGTGGATGGACAGAGAGGTCAACGAGGCAGGTGCGGTGCTGTACATCGCAGGCGAGGGCTTTGGCGGTATCGGCGCAAGGATCAAGGCACTCAAGATTCACCACCGAACAGAGAGTGGCGCACCGATCTATGTGGTCAGGCATCAACTCAATCTCAGATCAAGCATCGAAGACTTCAACGCGCTGGTGCTGGCCATCGAACAGCTTGTGCAGCAGTCGGGTATCGAATTCAAGCAGATCGTCATAGACACGCTGGCCAGAGCCTTTGGCGGTGGCAACGAGAACTCCAGTGAGGATATGGGAGCGTTCATCACAGCCTGTGGACGCATTCAGCAGATCGTGCAGGACTGTGGGCTGATGATCTTGCACCACAGTGGAAAGGATGCCACCAAAGGACTGCGCGGTCACTCCAGCCTACTCGGGGCAGTGGACACCGAGCTGGAGCTGCTCAGATTCGAAGACAGCATGAAAGGAATCGTCACCATCAGCAAGCAAAAGGACGGTGCGGACAACGACAGGATCGGCTTTGAGATGGTCACGGTGGAGCTGCCAGCGCCACAAGGATCACTCCAGATCGGTGAGCCGCAGACCAGTTTGGCCGTCAACCCATGCGAACTCGGGCAGTTTGACGCGCTGAAAAGGGACGCAAAAGGCGCGTCCAGCAACGCAGGACACGGCAAGAATCAGGTCTTGTCGCTCCAATGCTTGGAAAATGCGATTAAGAAGAATGGCTTCTTGAAGTTAATCGAAGGTTCACAGCGCATGGTGGTGGATTTGAAGC